CCTGAGGTCAGCATTCCTGAGGTCAGCATTCCTGAGGTTAGCATTCCTGAGGTTAGCTCTTCTGAGCTGAGGAGCTGGTAGTGCTAATTGCCTATATAATTCCCGCCTTGTTATTTTTCTATACTTTGACATTTTATCCTCCTTTTTAAATTCCATTAGATTCGTCAGGCTCATTTTCAGCCTTATTTTTCTTCTTTCTACCACCTCTTCTGCCGTAAAACCTTGCAGAATAACACGTAAGAATTTTCATAATATCTTCTGCTAATTCCTCTTCATATTTTTGTTCTTTCAGTTCCACAATTTCAACAGTTACTTCTAAATTCTTAAATATAGCGTCAATATACTCATAACCAAATCGAGCAAGTCTGTCTTTATATTCAATTAGGACTCTTTCAACTTTACCCTCAAAGCACAACTTAATCAGTTTATGTATGCCTTTTCTTTTCTCATTTATTCCGCTTGCAATTTCATCAATCAAAATAAACTTGTAGCCTTTGTTTTCAGCGTGTTTTCTTAGCCTGTCTTTTTGGCGTTCAAGGTTTTCTTTCTGTTTAGCAGTAGAGCAACGGGCATAAATCACGGTCAGCTTTTCTTTCTTCTCTTTCTCAACTCCCATATAAGCATCTAAACCATCTTGTCTGAAGCGCCTATGACCACCGGAAGTCTTGAAAGATTTTATATTTCCATTGTTGGCAAGCGTCTTGAGAGTGTTTATAGACACACCTAAATACTCGCTCGCTTCTGTGATTTTGTATATTTTCATGCTTTATACCTGAACAGTTTTTCTATTCTTGGATACTGGGAGTTTTTATCAAGAATAGTTTTATGGTGTACCTCTTTTACACAAACAAAGTCATTTGGTGCAGAGTATTCGCTTACAAAGACAGTATGACCTTTCTTTGACATATCCCTGCACCACTGCCAAAACACATCGTGGTTAAAACCGTCCTTGTATTTGCAAGTGTTGGCATACGGAGGGTCGCAATATATTAAACTGTGTTCAGGTATCTCTAGCTCCAAGTAACTACCAGATTTAAACACTACTCCGTCCAAATTTTTTGCCTGTTTAACAAGACAGCGACTCCCTCTATCAGCGTAATTATCTCCCTTTGCATTGAACGCATACCCACCCCACCACTTTCCGCCAAAACTACAAAGGAAGCCAACAAACCCAACCAACTCTTTTGGGTAGTCCGTGGGGTTTGATTTGATTGCATAATACAGGTCTTTACTGATATTGGTTGGTGGGATATACCCGTCTCTTAATGCAATTAAGAGGGCAATAAGAAACTCATGACTATCATTTCCAATCCTTTTCCCACCTACTTTATCAATCATATTTGCACCACCAACAAAAGGCTCTACCCAAAATTGTTCAGGTTTCCTTTCAGCAATCATGATTGGCAGAATGTGTTTCGCTATTCTATTTTTACTTCCCATGTATTGCATTGTCTTTCATCTCCTTAACTAATTTTTCGTTTGCATCTACAATCTTCTGCATATCCTCAACGGATATTTCTTTCTCCAAAGGCTCGAAGAAATAAACCTTCTCGTCCTCTGTCTCGAAATACTCTTTCGTTACTTTGATTACTTTCATCTTTCACTCCTTTAATATACTACATTTCGGGTTAAAAAGCAAGTGATTTTAACCGATTTTATTTGATTTTGTTGGATTTTCATAAGCAGTTAAAACCTCCTTATAAAGAGTTTATGGCTTCAGTTATGGCTCTGATGGCTTTAAAGTTGGGGTCTTTACGCTTATCCAGGTGGTGCTTAAGAATGTTTAGAACATCTTTTGGTGTGCAACCATTGACACCAGTTGCGCGATGTGGGCCAGACTGGAAGCGGATGAAGGCGAAAGCATGCGGCGCGTCAACCACTTCATGCACCCTGGTACTTTTTATGCTGTATATCTGAGATGGACCACGATGGCGTTTTGAGTCGTCATAGACCGTTGTTTGATTGGTTTGCGTTACTACGCTACTGTTAGCTGGTGTTTCTGCTTTACGTCGGATGGAATGTCTTTTAGTTTTACCCATTAGTTACTCTCCTTTACGGTTGATAAGTTAGGTTCGATTACTTTCTCCTGGTTATCTACATGCACAGTAGCCAGAGGGGGCGGCATCATATAGTAAACGCGCGACTTTGCGGCACGAATTGCTCCACGATTTATGACCATACGTCTTATACGTGAATTCTTTGCACTTGTAAACGGTTTTGTAGGTCCGTTAAGGGAATCGGTGTAATTGCCTGAGTACTCCTCAAGCGCATACTTAACGGATGATCTGGTGAGTTGATCATTCGGGTAAACAAAGCGCAAATACTCAAACATATTACTCACGGTCCAAGCATTAGGATCTTCAGTTGTGCCACTCGTGTTACCACTCCGAATCGTTAAACCACGAGGAGAGAGGTAATCCTCCTGTTCAAACTCACGCTCAGTGAAGTGGCCGAATTGCTCAATCAAAAGACCCAACACTCCGATATCGTTACCTTTCTTAATGGCGTTAAGCCTGTTTGTTATCTGTCTCTCCTCTTTCGTTTGCGCCCAAGCCATTTGGATTAGCAAACCAGGGTTATCCTCTTTGTACTGCTTCAATTGCTCATACACCTCAGCGTATAGTTGTTGCAGGTCCATGCGCTTAATGAGCATAGAGTCACACTCCTCAACAGGTATCTGCCATATCTTACGAGTACCATTAGAGCCGGTGTACAGGTTCATCTTGTTGGTAGTGCCAATGATTAGGGCGGTCCTTGGTCGCGATACGGGCTTAATGGCGTATGGGTCACGGTATGTAACTATCTCTGCGTCCACACACGCCTTCACTTTTTGCTCATATCGCGGTACGAACATAGGCTCACACTCATTAATAACCACAACGGCTTTTGTAGATAGGAACATCTGCCACTCACGGCCAGCGGTGATGGCTGTTTCGATATCTGCTAACGCTTTGTATTGCTTCATTTCTGGCGGTATGAGCCACTCCGCCCAAGACGATTTGTGCCACGGTAGACATCACCGAACTGTTCATCCTCGTCTGGAAAGATAATAGAGTCGCACACTCTATCCAGTCGGTGTGTTTTGTCCCATGGCGCTGAGCAGACCCAGCGCCTAAAGGCATTCTCGGTACGCATGCTTTGACTCATGTAGTCAACAGCATCCTTAGCATGTTTAGCACTGACCGAAAACGAGTAACGGTCTTGCATATAAGGGCGAAAGCGTATAGCCATATCAGCTTGCGACGTCACTTGACTGTAACCAGGGGGGCGTACCGCTGAGTAATAGCGATCGGGACAGAACCACTTAGTCATTAGCTCGTCTGGTCCATGGAAGCACACACCACCAGCCATGGGATCATGGACGCAACCCTTTAGTCTGGTTACCTTTCTTCCCGCGTGTTATCATATCGGGAAAGTTGATAACTGAGGCCTTGGCCAGGGTTATTATGGTATGCACAGTTGAGACGTTAGCATCAGGGTCAGCTTGGAGCTTGGACTTGGTAGACGCCACCAGATGCCCGTATTTCTCCTCTACATCAGCTTTAGAGGTGAACCCTTCTTTATCCTTAGATGACCAGTCTATGAACAACTCCTCCACTCTTGCAGCATCATCTGCTCTATCGTGTAACGTCAACATGATGCTGTAATGAGCGCACGCACAACCCACTAAAACCCAATACTCGTAATTAGATTGTGGCTTAGAGTGCTTCAGAGCGCCTACAGCGCGTTTAGCGACTCTATTAAGGGTAGAGGGCACCTTATCAAGTAATTGTCGAAACTGAGCGATATTAGGCAGGTTTAAAGCGAAAGGGTTTATTGACTGCGTATCAGGTTTTGTTTTTTGCGCTGGCATTGGGGTATCATTTAGGTCTGTTTTCAGATGTGGCAGTAACGTAACCAGAGGGATTGGCGAAATGGTAGAGATGGAACTAAGCGATAACTCGTATAGGTTCTCTTCATCCGTAAACGCCAAGAATCCGCGTCTAAAGCGATAATCACCATTGAAAAGGCCGCCCTTAGCGATAGAGATAGCGCCTTGCATAACTTTATTGGCCAGGAGTAAGTCCTTAGCTTCAGGTGTTAGACGATAAAAGACGTGCAAACCGTAACCAGATAGGGAATGGCGCATGTAAGTTGGGTGATGCTCCAAAAAAGTTACCATAGCGGCGGGTATCTGTTTGGTTGAATTAGCTTTCTTTCCAGTGGGGTCAATATCAATATCGATACCAATAAGGTCCGATTCGTCTGTAAAGACCAATCCCCAATGAGGTGAGCCAGAGGCCGCTGAAGCGGCTTTCTCTCTCGCCTCATGGTAGGGTATAGGGTCAGTCTTACCAAGGCCGTGAACAGGCACTCGTGCGTTACCAGAGGCATTTACCCTACAATGTGTCCAAATTGGTTTCTTTTTAAGGCTATCCATTTTGCACACTCCGTAGACCAAGTTTGTTGACTTTAGCTTTTGCTCGTTTCAGTTCTGTTTCAAGCCTTGATCTGTCAGCATTTAAACGCCTTAAGATCGTATTAAGGCGTTTAACAGCTTTGTGATCAATGTCGGACTCGTCAAGTTCAGCAAGAATTGACGTGAGGTCAAGAATTTGGGTTTTAACATTGTTCAACTGATAATCGATAACCAGGGGGCGGATTGCTGATTGTGTTAAACTTGTCATTAAAGTACCTCCTTAAATTAGTTTGATAACCAAAAGGCTAAAAGATAAACGTTAACCAGGAGAGATATATGAGCTGCAAAGTACAGCAAAGCAAGCGTTGTGGCATGTAAATCAAAAGTTAATAGATTGTGTTTGATGGGTCTCATATACTTACCTCCTATCCATGGGGAGCTATACTATCAAAATTTACGGTTGATTGTAAAGATATTAATAAAATAAACTTTAACTGTTTGAAATCATAGCGTTAACCAGGTTAGTGGTGAGCGCTGATGCTAAAAGGGTTTTCATAAGTATTTGTAATGTAAGAGAAAAGGCTGTTTCAGCTGCGGGCTGAAATTTTTTGCCTGAAAAAATTTTAACTTGGTGAAAATTTTTAGTGCAAACCTTTTTATATATGTTTCTTTATTATATGGTGTATAATACCTATTTATATATAGGTATTATTACTTAATATATATTAATTTATTTATTTATTATAAAAGATCAATACACCCTTACATAAAACACAGGATCCTAACCTCCCTGGTTTAATAAAACATTTTGCCGCCGCAGTGGTTTACATCCCTGGTAAACTTCAGATGATAAAAGTTACAAAAATGTAAGAAATATTTCTCCGATTTCGTCAATATAACGGTTTTAACACCCTCTTTGCGAAAATTTGCGAAATTTCATTTTTTTACATGAAACATTTACCAGAGACGTAAACCACTACTCGAAAAAAAATATTTTAAAGCAGTGATATTGTTAACCGTTTTGAATAGGTAGTTTTGGTGCGTTTGCAGCGATTTTAAAAATCGTCATTATCCGCTTGTATTTTTAATGACTTACCCATTTACTATAAGCGTAAACTTTTAAAGTAATTACCTATTCAGCGTAAACCACTGATTTTTTATACCGATAATTTTACTCATTTTTTACTCATTTTACTCTTTTTTCATTTTCTTTTACTCAATTTGAGTCAAAAACAACTAAAGTTGTAGTTACATCTTATGTTTACCAGCCACGTAACAGGTTTTTTTACATCCTATGTAAACTCATCGCGGATGTTACGTCTACAGTCACGCGGCTCAGCGGGTTTGTCAACACTTAAAATCGTTACACTGAATGTTTAACTTTCACGTAAACGTATCGTGTAACGGTAGTTTACGAGTGCTGTAATTTTTATAGGTAGTTTGGGTTTTTTCAATTTGCCGATCTCGCCGCAAGCGACAGCTAAATTTACAAGCGCTGTAACGTTAGCCTTGCGGTCTGGCGTGTCATATTCCCAATCCTGGTTTTCGTAATAGCGTCTAAAAAACATGATTTTGCATCCTTTATATATGTGTTCGTTTGGTTAGCACGAATAAGGCATGAAACAGTATCTAAAATCAGGATGGTCGAAAGCGAACATTTTATCATCGATAAACCCTTGTGAGTATGAGCGATCACCGGGCAGTGCGTCAAGGAATTTGACGTTAAAATCAATATCTGTTTTACGAATTAACTTGCATGTTGAAATGTTACGCTTACCTTCAGACAGGCAATTGAAATCCATCACATAATCAAAATCAACTAAAAGCCAATCAAGATCGGGGTATTCTGCGCATATATCCAGCTTCTCTAACCAAATTTGCGTCTTGATGTTTTTAATGACTTCGTAAAAACCTTGCTCCAATCCTATACCCTTGGCTACAGCAACTTGCTGTCCGTTTGTACCATACAGGTTAACACCATCGGAGTAAAGATAGAGGATGTGTGGGCGGTGTTCTTGTCTATCTTTTGAAAGGCACGCTGCACAACTTTTTATATCATCTATGTTTTGAGTAAATCTAATCATGTTGTTGTCTCCTTTATATTAGAATATAATTGCTATAGAAATAGTGTTAACCAATATGGTGCCAAGCACTATCATCTTTACTGCGAGTCTCGGATTGCTCATGTTGTTACCTCCTCCTGGTTAGTGTTAATTGTTATCTACCTTTTTATCCCTAACTTGATTTCAGTATCTCAAAAGTTAAAAACTTTGTCAAGAACTTTTTTAATATAAAATAAAAAAAAAAAAAATTATATTTATATTAAAAAAGTTCTTGACATTAAGATTAACTTTTGAGATACTGAAATCAAGTTAAGGATAACAATCAACATTAAACAAAGGAGGTAACAACATGAGGGCAAGATCAAGGAACGCTGAAGAGTATCAAAGAAGGATGTGTATAAGGATAAGGGCAGGGCCTTGATGTGCTGACCAGAGCGCAATAAGAGAGCCACGTCAACGCTTTGACGAGGGATGGAGAGGTACGTCAACGCGGGGACGGGGTAGGGGGTAGTATGTTTGTTTTACTCTTACGCTCGTTCAGGGTTGCCCTATTTCAAAACTTTCACCGATTTTCAAAATCCATTTACATTTCACGTAACTACATAAACGCATTTCCGTTTTTAGCCGCTGCCCTATTTCAAAACTTTCACCGATTTTCAAAAACCATTTACATTTCACGTAACTACATAAACGCATTTCCGTTTTTAGCCGCTGCCATATTTTTCAAAAACCATTTACATTTCACGTAATTAGCTTTTGCTCTTTACTTCCTTTACACTCAATGTTATAATATCTTCAAATTGATTAATATTTTCAAATTTTAAACTGTGTTTGAGGAGCCATGAGCAATGTAGCAATAAAATATGATGATTTAAGGTTCAAGTACGAATATACCGATATTGAATTGAAATCGCTTGCTGAGCAGAACTTTATCGATCCAGACGTTTTGACCAGTTACGCTAATGAACAAGGTTGGGAAAAGCAGATATGCGAGTATGACGCGTCTCTGGAGAGTATGACCGATTTTTACACCGCCGCAAGGCGTCGCGTAACTGTACTTGATACTTATACATCCCTGGCCAATGTTCAGGATCTTGCTAACTTAGAGTGCATGGTAATGAGGCGCTTGAAAGACGTTTTGGTTCAGCATGAGCTTGATGGAAGTTACTGTGTTGACACTTTGCTCAAAGCTTCAAAGATAATTAACTCATTTAAGGACTCTAATTCTCTCCTGGCTAACTCAAACAAAGCTGCTTTGGCTTATGATAGGGACCGCCAAGAGATTGAAGAAGATGACGACACTGGCAAGGAATGGAAGATAGAAGTTGTGCATACAACACCCGCTGGTCAGACTATAGAGGTTGATTAATGACACGGCTACAGGTTCCAGAGAAGCTATTCCCATTCCTGGCTAAGAAGAAACGTTTTAAGATAGCCTATGGTGGTCGTGGTGGTGGAAAGTCACAAACCATAGCTGGTATGTTACTCGGTAACGCTCAGCAGAAAGGCGAGAAGATAGGCTGCTTCAGGGAGTACCAGAACTCTATTGATGATTCGGTGTTATCACTTTTAGAGTCTGAGGTTGACCGCCTTGGTCTTCGTGGTTTCAAGACAGTCAACAACATGATCAAGCATCAACGTGGTGGTGAGTTTAGGTTCAAGGGTCTTGCTCGTAACCCTGAATCTGTTAAATCAATGCATGGCTTTAAAAAGTTTTGGGTTGAAGAGGCGCAGACCATCTCTGAGAAGTCTCTTAAATTGCTCACACCTACTTTGAGAGAGTCGGACTCAGAGATATGGATGTCATTAAATGCTCAGTCATCTGCTGACCCGGTATCACAGCGCTTTCTTGAGCCGTTTATGACGCAGCTACTACGTGATGGGTATTACGAGGATGACCTTCACTACATAGTGCGTATCAACTATAATGATAACCCCTGGTTCCCTATCGAGTTGGATCAGGAACGTTTATATGACCAGAGAACGCTATCACAAGCTATGTATGATCACATCTGGTTAGGGCATTACAACGATGATGTGGAGGACTCTATAATCCCATCTGAGTGGTTTGACGCAGCGATAGACGCTCATAAGAAGTTAGGGTTTGAGCCAAGGGGTGCTAAGGTGCTTGCGTTTGACCCAGCTGACTCTGGCGACGCTAAGGCGATAACGATACGCCATGGATCGGTTGTTCTGGATGTGACTGAACGCATACAGGGTGATGTGAACGACAACTGCGATTGGGCTACATCGAGGGCCATTGAGGAACAGGTTGACCTCTTTACTTGGGATTGTGATGGTATGGGCATATCTCTTAACAGACAGGTTGAGCAAACGTTTGATGGTAAGCACATTCAGTTCATGATGTACAAAGGATCAAATAAACCGGATCAACCAGGGCAGCTCTATAATAAACCTGGTTTCAAGTCGGATGATAAGAAGCAGAAGACCAACAAAGAGACGTTTAAGAACAAACGCGCTCAGTTCTATTGGAAGTTGCGAGACCGATTGTTCAATACTTATAGGGCTGTTGAGAAAAACGAATATGTAGATCCAGATGAGATGCTTAGTATATCATCCAGTATAGAAGACATCCCTGGTCTACGTTCTGAAGTGTGCAGGGTGCCAAGAAAATACAACAATAACGGGTTGATACAGATAATGTCAAAAAAGGAAATGCTCAGGCTTAAGATAAGATCACCTAACAGAGCTGACTCTTTGAAAATGTCTCTGGTTGTTCCTGATGTTATTGACTCAACAGAGGACTTGGACTTTGAATCATTATGGTAGACTTTAACGAACATACAGATGTTATAAAAATGCTTGGTGATGCTCAGAATGTTGAGTATGACAACAGGGAAGCTGCACGCGAGTCTGACCATTTCGTCAACAAACGCGATGGTCAATGGGAGCCACAAGTCATCTCAGCACTTAACCATAGACCGCGCTACACGTTCGACCAAGTAACCCCCATCTTGGATCAGGTGTCGGGAGAGATTGATAGAGCGAGTTTCTCCATTGACGTTACACCTACTTCTGGTCAAGGCTCAATGGGCTTGGCAATGGTCTATGAAGGTCTTATACGTAACATTGAGAATATGTCTAATGCACGAGATGTGTATGGCTCAGCAAGTTGCAGATCAAGAGAGACCGGCCTTGCTGGTTGGCGTGTTGATCATGATTGGGTTGATGGAGACAGTTTCGAGCAAGACTTAATCATAAGACGTATTAACAACTTTATTGACCGCGTTTGGTTTGATCCTAACTCTGAACTTCCAGATAATTCAGACGCCAACTGGTGCGTTGTGCTGGATGTCATGACAAAGGAAGCGTATTTCAAGAAGTATCCAGAAGGTTCTGGTCAGTCAGTTAGTGACAGTCGGCAAGCTCAAGTGTACACCCATCAACGTGATGCTGTTGTCATTGGTGAGCTGCTCTATAGGAAGCCTTATACTCAAGAACTTGTTTTGATGAGCAATGGTGAAGTCTATGTGGATGATGAAGAGTTTGAGAAGGTTGTTGATGAACTGGCGATACAGGGTATTACAGAACTTAGGCGTCGTTCTCGAAAGACTTTTAAGGTATTTTCTCGCGTATTTGATGCGGGTTCGTGGCTGAGCAAAGCCAAAGAGACCGTATTTTGCTCAATTCCAATAGTGCCGGTCTACGCCAATCATAAAGTGTCTGAGAATAAAGTAGTCTATCATTCTCTGGTTGAGAAACTTATGGACCCACAAAGAGTCTATAACTATGCTAAATCACGGCAGATTGAAGAAGGTGCATTAGCCCCAAGAGCTAAGTATTGGATGACCAAAGCACAAGCTAATGGCCATGAGAGAACATTACAAACCCTTAACACTAATGCTGACCCAGTACAGTTTTATAACCACATAGAAGGCGTAGCATACCCGCAACAAATAGGGGGTGCTCAGATCAACCCTGGTTTGCAGCAGACCGCAGCAGATGCGGCGAGTGATATTAACAAAGTAGCTGGCATGTTTTCGGCTAATATTGGTGACAACCCTGGTTTGCAGACAGGGGTTGCTATTGAACGCTTGCAGAATAAAGGCGATAATGGAACATATAAATATTTCACCGCCCTGGCAAGAGCAATCACTCGCACTGGTAAGTTGTTAATTAAAGCAATTCCAAAGGTTTATGACACACAGAGGACAATCCGTATACTTGGTATGGATGGCTCTTCTGAAATGGTGCCTATTAACTATACGATAGTTGATGAGCAAACTGGTGACCCTGTCACACTGAATGATATGAACCAGGGTAAGTACGATGTGACTTGCTCAATTGGTCCTGCGTTTCAGAATAGACAACAGCAAGCCGTTTCAGCTTTAACAGAGATTGCTCAAGTTGATCCATCGATCTTACAGATTGGTGGTGATGTTTTACTCAACAATATTGACGCACCTGGCGTGAAACAAGTAGCTGAACGTAAAAGGGCTATCATGGTTAAGGAGGGTATCATACCTCCTAATCAGTTAACACAAACTGAGGTAATGCAGCAGATGTCAGCACCACCACCTGAGCCTACACCTATGGACCAAGCGCTGATTGCTCAAGCCCAAGCCGAGACTGAGAAAGCTCAAGCTGGTACAGCTGACACCATAAGCAAGATCGAAGAGAGACAAGCCAATTCTAAACTGAAACAGCAGAAACTGCTGGCCGACATAAACAAAGATGTTGCTAAGCAAGAGTTTGATGAAGTTAAATTGGAAGCTGACGTTCAACAAACTGATAAAGAGTTCATGCTTGAAGTTCAAAAACAAAATATAGAAACACAGAATGCTATTGTTAAACAGTTAAATGTACAAGCACAAACTTTGGAAACGATAATGAGAGCAATAGGTGCTGATGCTATGATGGGTCCACCTGTTGCACAAACTCTTGATAGCCAATTGGAGGTCATTCAGGAGAGTCAAGAAAATCAAGATTAACACTTGCGGACGCTAAGCGTACCGAGCAAAGGAGCAACGATGACAGAATTTAATGACGGTCTACAAAACGAAGAAGATTCGCAGAATGTCAACCAAGACGCCATGGTTGATGGTGCAGACTTAGCCACTGCAGAGGCAACAACCCATGAACCAACAGAAGACGCACAGAAGGTAATAAACCGCAAACATTTTCAGTATCACGAAGAGAGACGCAAACGGAAAAGACTGGAAGCTGAGCTGGCTGAGTTAAAAGCTAAATCTGAATCAAAAGAACCACCCGCTGTTCCAGAGATTCCGGATACATATGATACTGACTACGCACAAAAAATCGCTGAACGCGATAGAGCGGTTGCAGCAAGAGCACAATGGGAGAGACAACAGGAAGCAGCTAAGACAGCTGAAGAGGAAAGACAAAGAACTCAGCTGGAAGAGCAACAGAAGGAAACAGCAAAATTAGCACAAGAATTCAGTCAACGCGCTGTGAGCATGGGAATCACTGCTGAAGAGACACTTGAACAGCAAAACGCAATCATCCCATTTATCTCACATTCACCTGAGCTTGCTAATTTCCTCCTGGCTGAGCAAGACGGACCTGCCCTGGTTAAGTATCTGTCTAATAACGTTGTTGAGCTGGATAAGATATCTTCTATGTCTCCAGTCAACGCAGCTGTGTATTTGAGAACAAGTGTCTCACCTAAAGCAGCTAAGTTAGTGAAGAAAGTAGGAACAAGTGCACCGGATCCAGTAGACGCTTTAGGAAGTGGCGCTGGTGGTGCTACACAAACACAAAGCAAATTCTTAGAAGGTGTAACCTTCGAATAGGAGCACATAATGGCAAATAATCTTAGTAGCAATATTACTCGTAAAATCATGAGGGCTTTCCTGCCTGCGTTTGAAAAACAAAGAGTTTTGACCAAGACGGTTGACACTCAGACTTTTCAAGGTAAATTTAACCCGGCAAGTGGGGATTATGTAGACATCAAAAGGCCGCACCAGTATTTTTCTGTACGGACCTCTGGTGGTGATATTAGTTCTTCTACCGATAACTCAATCCTGTCTGGTAAGGCAACTGCAACCGTGCAGAATTACATCACTGTTGCCATACCTTGGACCAATAAAGAAGAGGCCTTAAGCCTGGATCAGCTGGAAGAGATTGTACGTCCTGCTGCTGAAACCTGCGTTATTGAACTTGAAACTTCTTTCTGTGATTACATGATCAAAAACGCTGGCCTGTCCTACGGCACTCCTGGTACTGTTGTTGACGCTTGGTCAGATGTAGCTGGTTGTAAATCTCTTATGGACTCTATCGGTGTCCCGGCTGGTGAGCATTACTATGTAATGAATCCGTACACTGTGCAGAACCTTGCAAGTGCCCAAACTGGTCTTAGTGCTGACCCTTCCCGCTTGGTTCAGACAGCATGGGAAAAAGCTCAAATTAGTATGCCCTTCGCTGGTTTGCAAGCTGTTTCAAGTAATAGTCTTAGTTCTTGGACTTCTGGTGAATCAACGGACAGAACTGGTGCTTTGGCTGCAACACCAACGGCTACCTATGTAGCACATAAAGACACCATGATTCAGACTCTGTCTGTTACTGGTTTGACTGCATCAAAAACTGGCGCGCTTAAAGCTGGTGATATTCTTGAATTTACTGGTACTGGCTCCAGTGCTCGTTCTTACATTAATGTTAGAACTGGTAAACCTTTCACAAACGCCTCTGGTGCTGCTGTTAAGTGGCGCTGTGTGGTAACTGCTGATGCTGACACGGATGCCTCTGGTGACGCAACCGTATACGTTGCTAACGCAGCTATAAAGGAAACTAATGGACAGTATAATAATATTTCTGCTGCCCTTACTTCTGGTGATGTATTTACTATTTTGGGGGCCGTATCTACAGCGTACCAACCGAACTTATTCTATCATAAGAGCGCGTTTGCAATCGCTTTCGTCAAGCTTCCTAAACTTTATTCAACAGATACCGTGGCTGTTACTTCTGACGGTGTCGCTATTAGGCTTAGTAAGTATAGTGATGGGGACGCGAATACGCAAACGATAAGGTTTGACCTCCTGCCAGCTTTCGGGACTATGAATCCGCTATTTGCTGGTAAAGGTTTTGGTGTGTAGATAAATAACTTACTAATGAACCTGAGCCATTAACTTGGCTCAGGTTATGAGGTTCAATAATGGCAAATGAAATTGTTTCCATGTTCATGGAAAATATTGTTGATACTATCGAGGATGCTGTTGAAGATATTGTGGAAGATATTGTTGATGGTGTTGAAGATATTGTTGATGCTGTTTCTGATTTAGTACCTCATGTTCAGATCATGGTTAGGGCCAGAGATGTTGAGTTTATGATGTCTCTCGGTTGGAAAAAATCTGTAGATGAACTTGAAATGCCTAAAAAGGAAGCAAAGAAGGTTGAAAAACCAAAAGAAACCAAGAAGATAAGCAAAACTAAATAGGTGCAATAATGACTGAAACCGCCGAAACTATTATATTTGACGCGCTGCAGCTTTTAGGTATTCAAGGAGATGAAGAGCCTATAGAAGCTCCTATGGCTCAGACTGCTATTAGAGTGCTTAATAGGATGATGGACTCATTCGCCGCTGAAGGTATAAATTTAGGGTATACGACTGTCACAGATCTAAGCACGCCTATTACTGTGCCATTGGGTGCAGTCCGTGGTATGATTAGTAATTTGGCGGTTGAGTTAGCACCAACTTATATCACTTCTGGCATACCTGCAAGCGTTGCTGCACTGGCTGCTAATGGTAAGTTTGTCATGCAGCAACTTGCGGTTGATATTGGCGCAACTGAATACCCGAACACACTTCCAAGAGGCTCTGGTAACGACCTACCAGATTACACTAAACAACATTTCTATCCTGATCTGGAAGATGACATATTAGCTGAATCCCCTGGCTCTATTGGTACAGAATCGGGAACATATGAGGATGTAAATGGATAAGTACGCAATTAATTGTTTTATTCTGGTTTTATTGTTTTTAACGGCTACTCTTATAGCGTGCAGTGGGTCAACTGATGCTGATTCCGACACTTGGGGGCCTGATGAATACGAGGAGTATGTTGATAGTTACGAAGAACCAGAAGAATTCTTAACAAAAGATGATTTTATCGGCACTACGTGGTTGTTTTCATTTACAATTGATGATACAACATATAATAGAGTGTACAGTTTCACACACAACATAAACGAGTCAATAGTCGGTGTGGATACCGAAAAAGAATATGTAGCTTTGATGTGGGATGAAGCTAACGAAAGGTATGTTTTGTATGATCAAATGGAAGCTGGTTACGATATTGTATTTCTATTTGATACCTTCGTTGAGGGGTGTGTATCCTTTCATAGAGATGGAACCTTTACAGATTGTATTTACTTTACCGCTGAACAAGTTGAGTATTTCGAGGAGATATAATGTCTAACGAGTCACGTGATATAAAAAAGAGTGATTTTGTTGCACAAACAACTGTTGAAGATGACGCAACATTTGATTTTGTAATTAACAACACAAACAGGAAAATCACAAAAGCCGATCTGGTTGCTGACCTTGGCGTCACTGGCTCACTGCAGCAAGAAGGTGACGTTCTTGCAACTCCTGTTTTAAACACTGTTGGAACAGTCAATAACATTCGTAACATTGAGGATGGACCAGGTGTGAAAGCATCTGTCTCACCGCAAGGTGGTGTTAAGGTTGAGCATGATCTATCCTTTGACACAACAGGTACACCTCTTTCCGTTAACCCCACCGACCAAACCGTATTGTTTAGAAGTCTTCTCCCTGGTACTGGTGTGGCTATGGCAGTCGTTGACGATTCTATTCAGATATCAGCAACTGGTATAACTGTTGCGGCTAACGTTGTAGTTGTTAACACTATCGCTGATTTCCCCTCACCAGTGGGCGGTGTTATAACTTTGGCAGACAGTACGGCTTACCTGGTCAGTGCGCATATCTCAACAGCTAATCGCTTTGTATTAGGTGATAATACAGTTGTCTATGGAGCTGATAGCTCTGTTAGTTCTATTACATACACCGGCTCTGATACTATGTTTACGAGCACAAAGTCGGCTAAGATAACAAGGATTAAGTTGGCTTGTGCAACAGGCGATTTGCTTTCACTCACCGGCACTGGTTCAGAGATATTTCAATTAGTTAACGTGACTATAACAAGCTGTGACACGATAGGAACAGTATCTAACTACAGCGCCATTCAAATCACTGATGTATCTTTTGAGGACATAGTGACAGATGGCCTGTCTTTCTCTGGCACTTTCTCGGTTGCTATTGGTTTGCGCAACTTATTTGTGGTTAATGGTGGCTCAGCATTTGATTTAGGCACAAGTGTCTTTAACGGCGGTTGGTCTTTTGAGCTATCTTATGCAGTTTTAGCGGCTGGCACGTACTACCTTAGTGGTGCCGCATCTTCTGCAAATATAGCTGTTGGTGGTTTGGGTACGCTATATACAACAACTTTTCTTGGTTCCGGCACACCGCTTAATACGATTGCCTCTGGTGACGAAAGATGGCAGTTCCTTGGTAACAATACAATCACTGATTCTGGTATTGATGGCACTGTTATTGGTCCAAGCTCTGCAACTGATAACGCGATCGCACGTTACGACGGTACGACTGGAAAGCTTGTTCAAGATTCTGGTATCACTATCGATGATTCAGATAACTTGTCTGGTTTAAATTCTTCAAAATACGATTCAATCGCGGCACCATCACACGCTGAGGGATTGGTTTATTATGACTCTACTAAAAAAGCATTAACGTATTATAACGATGAGTCAGAGGTAGCGCTGAATATCGGGCAAGAAACTTATGTGCGTGTCTATAATAACAGTGGCGCTGATATCGTTAACGGTAAGGTTGTTTACATTGATAGTAGTTCTGGTGGCCTACCAACTATACAATTAGCTCAACCAGACGAGTATGATAAAAGCCGTGTCCTTGGCGTTGCTACGCACACCATTGAAGATGGCACTAATGGCTATGTGACTAAGTTCGGTGTTGTTGGCAGTTTGAACACAGATGCGTTTTCAGTCGGTGATTCAGTTTATCTAACCGACGATGGCGCTTTGACAACTACCACACCTACTGGTGGGGACTTTCGCATATTGGTTGGTATTGTCCTGGTTGACAGCTTGACCATAGGTGAGATATTTGTCAGTCCCTGCATTGCTCAATTAACAGTTGAAGTAACTGACACAAACGGCTTCCCCCCTGGCCAGAGAACAGGTACAACTATAGCAGTCAATGACTCAACAAGAGAATTTTCCATCACCCCATCTGGTAGTGAATTCTACTATTATATTGATGGCAATAAATACATGGTGGCAGGTGCTGATACAGTAACGTTTGCTGACACTGAAGGTGGATGGGTAATCTATTATGATGGTTCAACCCTAACAGCACTTAATAATCCAACTGCTGCGCAGACTGACACCATAATTCGCGATAAGTGTATTGTAGCCTATCTATATTGGGATGCAGCGAACAATAAAACCATCTATCTCGGTGACGAGAGACACGACATCTCTATGTCACCGTCAACTCATGCTTATCTACATTTTACACGTGGCGCTCAGTTCCTCAATGGTATAGCCTTATCTGTTGTTTCAACTGATGGTAATGGCGATTTAGACGAGTCGTTAGAGACAAGTTCTACTTCTGGCTACATATCTGATGAAGATATTGTAACCAGTATTGGAGCAAGAGCAATAAATGAGAACATTCCGCTTTATTATAAGTCTGGAGCTTCAGCAGAGTGGAGACGTCAATACGTTACTGATACGTGGCAAGCTTCAACAGCATACAGCTTAGGTGATCAAGTTTTAGCTGTTACAGGCAATGCTGCTACTCGTGGCCTCATTTTTCAAGCCACTGTTGCTGGCACTTCTGGGGGTACTGAACCCATCTGGCAAGATGCGAGTGGTGCAGTTGATGCAGATGGTGGTGATCCTTGCGGGGCGACAACAACTGATAATGCTGTAACTTGGACTTGTGTTGGTAGTATCTATTCACGAGTTAAAACATATGTTGGTGGCTCTTATTTGCCAGCTTACAACCAGTTCACTGGCGGTGCATGGCAACAAACAGAGGTTACGAGCAATAATTATTTCCTAACTCACTATTTCGCAACTAATGACATCAATAATCCTCTTATTATTGTGCAAGGTGAGAATCTCTATGGTAACGTAGGTGACGCAAGAGTTGGTGCTAACAATGAGATAAGTGACTTAACTGGTGGTAGCTTGGTCTCTGTTGAGTTTGTGCCAATTGCTTCAGTCATATACCAAGCTAACTCTGGTTATGATAACTTTGCAAAGGCCAGAGTGAGAATTACGGATACCGGTGATGATTATGTCGATTGGCGCTTTCAAGAGCTTACTCCTGGTTCTGGTGTGACATCTCATGGCAACTTAGCGGGGCTAGAAAATGATGACCACCCTGGCCATCCCTGGCTCTTAGGACGTTCAGGCGGCCAAACCCTTATCGGCGGTACGGATGCAAGCGATGATTTGACTTTGCAATCAACGAGCAATGCAACACGCGGTCAAGTAGTCATTAATGACGATCTGCAAATGCCAGATAACTCGGCAATACTGCTATCAGGTGAAACTGCTATTGACTTTAATCTGAATGGTGCGGTTGAGCTTTATTATGACAATGCTAAAAAGTTGGAAACCACTATAAGCGGTGCGTCAGTGACTCACGCTGGCGACGCGACTTTTAAAATATCAGGTGACTCCGCTACTAATACGGTTAATCTTACTTTAGAGGATAGTGGGTCAGGTCACCAATGGCTGCAATTAATGCGCGGTACTGACTTTACGGAACCGGATGTTCTATTGTTTAACTTTTATGATGGGTCTACTTATGCAGACTGGTTGAAG